CAGAGCTGGGTAAAGCCATGGCTAAAAGATTTACAAAATCTGACTAATAATGTTTTAGAGGAGGAAAAAGGATATGTTTATTCCAAGACATCCTGTTGTAGAAAATCAATTTTGCAGTTATGGTGAACAAACCGCTACTGCTGCGGCTGGAATCGGAGGAGTGGTTTCTTATGCAGGTTCTGTTGTTTATTTAGATCCAACCGCTGTTAATGAAGAGCCTATTGTATTAAAGATGGCTTACGGTGTTAGTGAGACGCCTTTTGGTTTCTCTATGCAGAAAGTAAAAACAGGCTATCATCAAGTACATCCAGCAGGCTTTGTGATGCCTGGTGATCTGGGTTCAAGTGATGTTATTGCCCAGCCAAAATATAATGCTTCTGGAAATATTGTAGGTACCAAGACTGTGCCGGTTGGTGTGGCTCATCTTGGCATCTGGGATACTGTACATTATACTTGTGTTAAAACTTATGACGGCACATCTAGTACTGTAACTACCAAAATGACTCCTGGTTCTGCACTATATCCTGCTGCGGACGAGGCAAAGGTCACTAATAGTACTACTGATGCTGATGGTACCACAGGTGATGCTGGTGATACTGCCACTGGTGATAGGTGTTCTACTACTACTGTAGCACGTGTTATGAAGGGTGCATCAATAGCTAAATGTGCAGCTAATGTTGATAATATCACCTTGTATCCTATTAGAATAAAATTACTTATTTAATAGGAAAAAATAAAAATATATAATTAGGATTAAAGCGTATATGCTACGCTTCCTATTACTTACGAAGAGGAGGGGTTGTAATAATGGACCTTAAAGAAATGCAACAACTATTTGCGGAAACCGCTAATATTCATACACCAGAGGGCCTGTCTGCTTATCGTGCTTTTGCTGCTGCCCTTACAACTCCAATTCTGCAGAAAATTGAGTTGGAATCAATAATGCGTCAGCTTTTTGCTGTTGAGCGTCTGGCTCCAGGCGCGCAGGCCGTGTATCCTGTGGCTGAAGATTTTGAGATTCCAGTGTGGGTTTTACCTGGGCTTGGTTATGTAGCTCAGAACTTTATTGAAGGTATTGGTGAAGAGGTATATGTGCCTACTTTCACAATTGATACTTCTGCAGATTGGAAAATTACTTATGCGAGAGATTCTCGTATTGATATTGCACAGAGAGCAGCTGCCAGGGCGGCTAAAGATCTAGCTAATTATGAAGAGGAATGTGGTTGGCGAGTAATTATGCCTGCCGTAACTTCATCTTTTAGTGGTAAAGGGCTTTTAGGTTCAAGACCTGCACCAATTTATGAAATTCAGCCAGCTAGTACTGGTGCTGGTTATTTATCCAAAGAACTTATTAACAAGATGATAGTAGGATTCAAGAGAATTGGTAGAACCCTGACTGACCTTTACGTTAGCCCGGAAGACGCCGCCGATATTCGTGAGTGGACTGATACTGATATTGATCCAGTTACTAGAAGAGAAATTTTTCAAGCATCTGGTATGAATGCTATTTGGAACGTCCGTCTTCATGAAATTCAGCATCTTGGAGCCACTGGTTTGTATAATATTAATGATTACGGTTCTGCTTATGGTAAGTTTACAGCAGACTCCAGTCACGAATACAATGCTTATACCATTGAAAATGGTAATGTGACCAATGCTGATGGTACCGTTAATACTTTGGGTGAAACACAAATTATGGGATTTGATATGACCTCTAATGATTCTTTGGTCATGCCTATTAGAAAGGACTTTGAGGCTTATGATGATCCAGCTCTATTAAGAGTCCAAAAACAAGGTTTTTTTGGCTGGGCAGAGCTTGGTTTTGCTTGTCTTGATAGTAGAATGATGGGTATGGGTATTATCGATAGAAGTCTATAATGTTTGCCTTATTAGTAGGTGCCTTTATTACCAAATGAGGGCACCTACCTTTTAACTAACCTTATTAATAGTGAGGGGGCCTGGCAAACATGTTTATATTTAAGTTATTATTGGCAATTATTATTAC